TTAAACGATATTCAAGCAAATAAATTAATCTCTAACATGCAGAAGATGAAAGAGTTTTATAATCCACCTGCAGCTCCAGCAAACATCACGGATCTGGCAACAGGGACCAGGAATCTAGACAAAGAAGGTTTGATGTCATTAAGACAAGCAGATGATTTACCACCAGGTGATCCTGATTTACCACCACCAGGAAGTCGTGGTGGACCAGATGATATCGCAGCGCCATTTGCGTCTGCAGAACAGACAATTAAAAATTTAGCAAAGTCAGAGGGTGTTGATGTAGGTGAAACTATTTTACCAACAGGGCAAGGTTTAGAAGCACTTAAGAATGTTAAAAATAATAATTTAATCGTAAATGATTTAGTAGATAAAATTTATTTAAACGCAGGTGTAGCACCTGCAGCTCAACCAGTCGTTAGAGGAAATGCTAGAGACTTTTTAAATAGAATAAAAGATTTAAGTGATGAACCAGGTAACACAACTCTATCTGATATTATGGAAGTAGATGATTTTAAATTTATGACCGAAGGTGGTGGCGGTGGTATGGGTGATCCATTACTACTAGTACAAAAATACTTTGGCCCAAAAGTTGCATCAGCTGTTGCAAGATTAGATGGACCAACTGATGTACAATTGTTTGCAGAAAGATTAGTTAGTGTCAAAGACTCAGCCGGTCGATCAATTACTGACAGAAGATTTAATCCAGAAACTGTAGACATTTCTGATTTTGAATTTGCAGATGGTGGTCGTGTACCATTCTTTAGAGGTAAACTTGTAGGCAAAGCTTTAGGTCTTGCAAAGAAAGCTGCACAGCAAGGTGGAAAGAAAATGGGATATGGCGACATACGTAAGTATGGATTAGAAGCAGAAGATATCTCATTACTATTTAGAAATGTAGCAATGGATAAAAGTTTGGTTGGTAAAGAAAAAACTTTATATATGCAAAGACTAAACCAGGTTTTAAAAAATCCTGATGACTTTCCAGAAGGTATTAGAGAAATACAACAGATGTTAGGCATTGACCCAATAGGTTTCAAAGGCGGCGGCCTAGCAGAAATCCTGGAGGTGTAATGTCTTACGGCGCGTATATAGCAGCATTAGAACAATTAATTCAAAACGGAGAAACAGAATTTCAAAGCATGAATGCTTTGAAAGATCGGATAGAAGAAATTACAGGAAAAAGACCTGGTGGTAGTTTTCAAAGAAATCAAGCAGATTATAAAAGTTTATTGTCACAATTTACTTTTAAAAGTTTTATAGAAAAAGCACCTAAAACAGATTTATCAAAATTTAAACTTACAAAAAGTTTAGCTAAAAAAGTTAAGGACCTAAACGCTTTACACAAAGGTGTGTATTTTGATGTTCAAAAAACTAAAAATGGACATGATTATTTAAGATTAAAATTTAATCCAAACATACCTCTTTCGAATATTAAAGACATGGGTGACATAGGCCCACCAACAGAAAAAACTTTTAACAACATGTCTAAAATAATAAAAACAGTTATCACCTCTCCAGAATATATTGGGTATAGTAAACCGACACTAGAACGGGCTGATATAAACAGAAGAAAAAGACAGTTAGAAAGAGCTAGAAAAACACAAGCTGATCCAACTGATATTTATAAATCTATCCAACAATTAAAATTACAGATATCTAAAGATATGGGTTTTGGACCCATTGCAAGTGATGTGCATGTTCACCACGGTGCAATCAAAACAGCTAAAACAAATTTAAACAACATGGCTTTTATATTTGGCAAAGAATTTAATAATGCTGACGATATGAAAATTTTAGAAACAGAGCTTGCAAAATTAAACAATACTACAAATAGATTATTAAAAAAGAAACCAGAGGGCTATAAAGAATTAATTAAAGAACAAAATCTAGCTAAAAATATTTTACTTAATAAATATAAAAACACACCGATAGCAGGATTAAACGAAGCTACAGAAGTATTTTTTGATAGCAATGATAAACCTATTTTAAGAAGAATAAAAATGGATCCTGCAAAAACTATAGGTCAAGGAAGTGCTGTTGGTGAAATAGATTTTTTAACAGCTACACCTGGTCAAAGAGAAAAAATATTAACTGCAGCGGGAGAAAACTTTACAACACAATTAAAAGCTTACGTATCAACACTAGATAAAAAATCACCGGAGTTTAAACAAATTTGTACATTGACTGCTGCAACGGGTGGAACTGCATCTAGTTGTATTAAAAGAATTGATCAGGACCCTGTAGGTATTGCTAAAAAAATAACTGAAGTAGAAAAACCTGTAGGAAGATTAGCTGCATTTAAAAACGCAGCATTAGGATTTTTAAAATCACCAGGAGCAAAAACATTTGGTATTGCTGGTGCAGCAGGAGCAGTTGGAGCTGCACTTGTAAAAGAATTTAATAACAATGATCCAACAACTTATTTATCAAATGAAGATCAACAAAAAAGTATGTTGGTTGCAATGGCAACAGATCCGATAGCAACAGATTTTGATAGACCAGATATTTTAGATTATCAATTACCTGCAGCGGGTGCATTAGTTGCAGGATCTACACTTGCAACTGCACCAAAAACAATCAAAGCAAGTAAATCAAGAGGCTTTGGTGTAGAAAAGAAAAGACCAGGTATTGTTAAAACAGGTTTTAGAACTTTAGGAAGAGGTTTAGGAGTTGCAGCATCACCAGGATTATTAGCACCATTAGCTGCTATGGATATCACTAGTCAGGTAGCAGAAGGAGACTCACCATTAGATATTGCAACAGATCCATTAAATTATTTATATCCTGCATTTGCAGATCAGACACCAAAACTAACCAGAGGATTACCTTCAGCAGCTAGAAAAGTTGCTAGTTTAGGGTTAGGTAGACTAGGATTAAAAGCACTTTCAAGAGCAGGCATAGCTGGACTTGGATTATCTTTAGGTATACAAGGTTATAACTTATTAAAAGATTAATGGTAAAATTAATTCCAGGAGGGGGACCACCCCCAAAAAGAGGCCCTAACCCACAGGGGTTGAATGTACCTGGAAAAAAGATTATAGTAGTAACGAACTCGGAGAAAAAGAATGTCAATAATGGACAAGGCTCTACCAAACGTAGTAGAGCAAAAAGTAACAACGCCTAGCGAACAAGAGGTCGCTTTAGCAGAAGAACAAGTTGCAGAATCACAAGGTGGTGAGGGCGTCGATGTACAAGAAAATGAAGATGGTTCGGTAGATATAAATTTTGAACCAAACAAAGTTAATCAACCAGATACAGAATCTCATTTCGACAATTTAGCAGATTTATTACCTGAAGATATTTTAGGTAGATTAGGTTCTGATCTTTTTGATAATTATATGAATTACAAATCTTCTCGTAAAGAATGGGAAGATAGTTATGTAAAAGGTTTAGATCTTTTAGGATTTAAATACGAAGATAGAACACAACCCTTTGCCGGAGCCTCTGGTGTTACACACCCAGTTTTAGGTGAGGCAGTCACACAGTTTCAAGCACAAGCTTACAAAGAATTACTTCCAGCTAGAGGTCCTGTTCACACTCAGATCATGGGTGTAATAAACAGACAAAAAGAAGACCAGGCTAGTCGAGTAAAAAACTTCATGAACTATCAGCTCATGAATAAGATGAAAGAGTATGAACCCGAGTTCGATCAGATGCTTTTTTATCTCCCTCTAAGCGGCTCTGCTTTCAAGAAAATTTATTACGATGAACTTCTTGACAGAGCCGTATCTAAATTCATACCATCAGATGATTTGATAGTTCCGTATACAGCTACATCTATTGAAGATGCAGAAGCAGTTGTACACAGATTAAAAATGTCAGAAAATGATTTAAGAAAAAAACAAGTATCAGGTTTTTATAGAGACATAGAGATATCACCTGGCTACACACAAGATTCAGAAATAGATAAAAAAGAATTAGAGATTGAAGGTGTAAGAAAATCAAAAGACGAAAATGATTTTACAATTTTAGAATTTCATACCGATCTAGATTTAGAAGGTTTTGAAGATTTAAGTCCTGAGACTGGAGAAATGACAGGAATTAAATTACCTTATATTGTAACACTCGATCAAGGTAGTAAAGAAGTTTTATCTATTAGAAGAAACTACAAACAAGGTGATCCACTTAGAAAAAAGATAGATTACTTTGTACACTTTAAATTTTTACCTGGTCTAGGTTTCTATGGCTTTGGTTTAATACATATGATTGGTGGTCTATCTAAGACTGCAACAGCAACATTAAGATCTTTGATTGATGCAGGAACTTTTTCAAACTTACCTGCAGGATTTAAACAAAGAGGTATTAGACTTAGAGATGAAGCTGAAGCAATCAAACCTGGAGAGTTCAGAGATGTAGATGCACCAGGTGGTAACATAAGAGATGCATTTATGCCATTACCATTTAAAGAACCATCAGGAACATTATTACAATTAATGGGTGTTGTAGTTCAAGCGGGTCAAAGATTTGCAGCTATTGCAGATATGCAAGTTGGTGATGGTAATCAAGGTGCTGCTGTAGGTACAACTATTGCATTATTGGAAAGAGGTTCAAGAGTTATGTCAGCAATACACAAAAGAATGTATGCTGCAATGAAACAAGAATTTAAATTATTAGCTGAAGTATTTTCACAATACTTACCACCAGAATATCCTTACGATGTTGTTGGTGCACAAAGAACGATTAAACAAACTGACTTTGATGACAAGATTGATATTATACCAGTTGCAGATCCAAACATATTTTCACAATCACAAAGAATTAGTTTAGCACAAACAGAACTACAACTTGCGATGTCTAATCCACAGATACACAATATGTATGAAGCATACAGAGATATGTACGAAGCAATCGGTGTAAAAAATATTGATCAAATATTGCCACCACCTCAACAACCTATGCCGATGGATCCAGCGTCTGAAAATATTATGGCAATGTCAGGCAAACCTTTTCAAGCATTTAAAGGTCAGGATCATAGATCACATATTACAACTCACTTAAATTTTATGGCTACAAATTTAGCTAGAAATAATCCTGCAGTTCTTGGTGCATTAGAAAAAAATATATTTGAACACATTGCATTTATGGCACAAGAGCAAATAGAAGTAGAATTTATGCAAGAGTTACAACAACTACAACAATTACAAATGGCAATACAACAAAATCCAATGTTACAACAAGATCCAAATACACAACAACAAATTTTAACTGTAACTTTATCGTTAGAAGCTAGAAAATCTCAACTGATTGCTGAAATGACTCAAGAATTTAAAGAAGAAGAAAATAAAATCATGGGTGCATTTGGAAATGATCCTATTGCTAAACTAAAAGCAAGAGAATTAGACCTAAGAGCAATGAATGATGAGAGAAAAGCAGAGGATGCAGACCAAAGATTAAACTTAGATAAGATGAAAGCTATGATGGCACAAGAAAATAACGAAGATAAACTAGATCAAAACGAAGATTTAGCAAAATTAAGAGCAAATACATCAATTGAAAAAACAATTTTAAGTAAAACTATACCTTCAGCACCAAAAATGGACAAACCAATTGGTAATGTAGCTATAATTAGAGGTAAAAGGTAAAAATTATGTGGTTTTCAGCAATAAAATTAGCAATTTCTGCAGGAAGTAAGATATATGCTAACAAACAGAAGACAAAAATGGCAATGTCAGAGGCACAACTCTTACATGCTGATCGAATGGCTCGAGGTGAGGAGCAATATCAAGGTAAATTATTAGAAGCACGACAATCAGACTGGAAAGACGAGGCAGTTTTGATAATTCTCAGTTTGCCCGTAGTAATTTTAGCCTATGCAGTCATAAGTGATGATCCAACAGCTATGGAAAAGGTAAAATTGTTCTTTGAGATGTTCTCGCAGCTCCCGTCATGGTTTACTAATCTTTGGATACTTGTAGTTGCGAGCATATATGGTATAAAAGGAACACAAATATTCCGAAATGGAGGAGGAAAAAAATAATGAAGAAAAAACTAAAAAAATTTCTTAAAAGAGCATTACCAGTAGCAGCTTTAGCAGCTGGTGCAACAATGCTTGGTAAAAAAAGAAGACAAGCAAATGAAATGAAAGATTTTTTAGCAACTGAAGGTGGAAATCTATCAATTCTTCCTTCAGCAAAAAGAATGATGAATATTGCCGGTAAGATGGCAGCTCCTGTTGATGTCAATGCAAATCCAAGAGAGATAGATGCTCTTGTAAGAAGCTATGGTATTAACACAAGAGCAGATAATTTTGGTTTACCAAAACCAAAAGCATCTATGATGGCATCACCTAATTTAAATACTGGAGCATTTGATATTGGTTTTAAAGATGGTGGTAAAGTTGTAAAAGGTGAAACTACAAAAAAAGCTAAAAAGAAAATAGGAATTCAAATCAGAGGATTTGGGAAAGCGAGGAAAAAATAATGCCAGGAACAATGATGAAAAGACCTATGATGAAAAAAGGTGGAAAGGCTCTAAAACCTGTTAAGCCAAATCAAAAAGGTTTAAAAAAATTACCCAAAAAAGTTAGAAACAAAATGGGTTATATGAAGAATGGTGGGAAAGTTAAGTAATGGCCGGTAAGGGCTTATACGCTAACATTCACGCTAAAAGAAAACGTG